TCCCGAACGACGTCGTCGAAGCCTGCGAAATGCACGTGCTCTCGCGCTACAAGGCGCGCGGCCGCGACCTCACGGTCCGGTCCCAGACGCTGACCGGCGTGTTCCAGGCGCAATATTGGGGCGACCCGGCGAAAGGCGCGATGAACGTCATGGATATGCTCGCCCCGACTTTGCTGAATTATCGCGTCCCGGTGGTCGGCTGATGGATATCGCCGGCGGCATGGCGCAAATGCAGGCGATGGCGGTCGCGGCGGTCATCGCCGGCGGCGGCGACATGACCTTGACCCGCAACGCCCAGGTCGCTCCCGACCCGGAGACGCCGTGGAAGACCCAGACGCAGGTCAATGAAGCGCCGGCCAAGGTCATCCTGCAGCCGCTGGACATCGCCTTTTTCAAGGAAGGGGCCGATCTCTCCGGGCAGGGCGGCGCTCTGATCGCCTTCGAGACCGCGCCCGATTTTACCCCGGCCCCGGGCGACATGCTGACCGACGCCAATGGCGTGAAATATTCCATCCTGCAATCGACGCCCGTGGTTCCGCTCAATGCGCAGCTTTGGCGCCTCGTGATCCGGGCCTGACGCCATGCCCATGACGGCGCAGCAAACCCAGGACGCGGCGAACGCCCTGTTCTGGACGGCGTGGCAGGCCGGCAGTCCGGCCTTGAACGGCGGCGCCGTCGCCCGCGTCGAATGGGACGCTGTCGGCGACGCCGATCTCAAGGACAAGGACGACGCCTTCGCCCGGGTGAAATTCCTGACGATCTCCGGGCGCCAGACCTCGTTCGGGCCGCCGGGCGGCCGGCGTTTCACCAATAATTTCGCGGTTTCCGTCGAAATCTATGTCCCGCGCGGGCGCGGTAGGCAGGTTGCGAACGGTCTCGCGCAAATCGCCGTCGACGCCTTCGAGGGCGTCGCGCTTCAGGGCGGCGACGCCTTTTTCACCGGCGTCTATCCGAAGGAAGCCGGCGCCTACGCCAATTACTGGGAAATCGACGTCGCGGCTTACGGCCAATACACCTCGCTCGCCTAAAGGACGCAGCTCATGACCATCACGATCGACTCCAATTCAACCCAGCTGTCCGGCGCGGCCGAAGTCGTCGGCTCGCCCGGCACGCTGCCCGGCACGCCGGTCTGGTACATCCTGCAGCCGAACTCCTATTCGGACTTCGGCGCCAAGATCAAAACCGAGCCGCGCCAACCGATCACCGCCGGCCGCCAGCGCCTGAAAGGCCCTCTGGTTGATCTGGATTCGATGGGCGGCTTCGAGGTCGATTTCTCGCAGAACGCCTTCATCCCGTTCATGCCGGGCCTGTTCATGGCGGCATGGCGCAACAAATGCGTCAATGTTCCGAGCGCGGTGTCCTCGACCGTCTATACCGTCGCCGGAACGACCAATTGCGTCACCAATTCGCTGGTGGTCGGAACCGGATTCGGCGTTGCTGGCAACAACGGCCTTAAAGTCGTCACCGCCGTCACCGGCACCACTGTCGCGGCCGCCGGTCTCGCTGTTGAAACGCCACCCTCGACCGCGCTGCTTTCGGTCTGCGGCTATCAGGGCGCCTCAGCCGATATCACGATCGATGCCTCCGGCGCGCTGCCAGCGATCAAGTCGACCACGATCGATTTCACCACGCTCAACCTTCTCCCGGGCGAATGGATCTATATTGGCGGCGATTCTGCGGGATCGAAATTCGCCACAGCCGCCAACAATGGCTGGGCGCGGGTCTATTCCGTCGCCGCGCACACCATCCAGCTTGACCGCTGGCCCGGCATCATGGCGTCGACCGCGATGGTGACGGACACCGGAACCGGCAAGACGATCCAGTTGTTCTTCGGCAATGTCATCCGCAACGAGCCGACCGCCAATCTGATCATCAAGCAGTCTTACGCGCTTGAGCGCCAGATCGCCTCCGCCGATTTCGAAATGCTCAACGGCATGTATATCGACGGCGCCGACATCAAAATATCGGCCGGTCACAAGATCACGATGGCGCTGAAATGGAAGGGCACGACTCGCAGCACGTCCGCATCGGCGGCGAGCGGCACGCGCGTTCCATTGACGGTGGAATCGGCGCTCAACGCCACCTCCAACGCCTCTTTGGTGCAGATGGTGCGCAATGACACCAAGGCCCCGATCTTCGCCTACATCACCGACACCACGATATCGGTCAACAACAACATCACGCCGGTCAAGGCGGTCGGCGTGCTTGGCGCGATCGATCAGACGCTCGGCTTCTTCACCGCCGCCGCGCAGACCACGGCCTATTATACCAGCGAGGCCGCGCTGACCGCGATCATGAATAACGTCGATTTCTCCGTCACGACCGGCATGGCGGGCGGCAACGCTGGCTGGGTGCTCGACCTCCCGACTTCGGTCGGCTCGGACGCCAATATCAAGGTCGAACTCAACAAGCCGATCACGCTTCCGCTCAAGGTGGATGCCGCTGAAAATTCGACCTTCCTGCATTCGATGCTGGCGGTCCAGTTCCCCTATCTCCCGACCGTGATCGCGCCGTAAGGCGTCTCCGCAAAACACGCGATTGCTCCGAAAAAGGAAAACAAAATGTCGTCACCCTATGCGCGCTTCAAAACCGACAAGGCCAAGGAGACGGAAGGAACCTGGGTCGATTTCGGCGGCTTCGAGCTGAAACTGAAACGCGCCAATCCGTCGAATAAGGCCTATATCAATATGCTGGAGAAGACGCTGCTCAAGCCCTATGCGCGGGCGATCGGGGCTGGCACGATGGATAGAAGCGTTTCCGGGCCTCTTCTCGCCCGCGTATTAGCCAACACCATCGTCACCGATTGGCGCTCGGAGTTGGGCGACCATGTGATCGAGGGTGATGGCGCGCCGCTCACGTTCTCGCCGGAGGCCTGCGAAAAGATGTTGTGCGACCTGCCTGACTTCATGGAAACGGTCCAGACCGAGTCCGTGAAGCTCGATAATTTCATCGCCGAGCAGCGCGAGGCCGACGCAAAAAACTCCGAGACTTCCTCGACTTCGATCTGACCCACGGCGGTCATATCCGAAGCCTCGAGGAACAGGGCGTGGAGTTGCCTCCCGCCCTGACGCGCCCGAAACTCGGGGAAGGCCTCGCCTTCTACTGGAACGCGTTTCTGGAATTGTCGTCCTGCCGTTCGATCGGGTTCGACGTCGTCGGCCCGATTCCCTGGCTCGCGATCCGCGCCTATGCGCAGGACCGCGAGCTTGATGACGAAGACGCCGATTATTTTCTCCATCTGATCCGCGCGCTCGACGGCGTCCATCTCGAACATATGAACAAGGGGACGGGCGATGGCTGATTTCCGCATGCTCGCCTCGTCCCTGCGCCAGCGCGCGGCGATTGTTTCGTCCGCGGTGACGCAATTGCAGATCGATATCGCCGAGGCCATTCTCGACGAACTGGAAAGCGCGACGCCAGTTCTGACCGGACGCGCGCAGGAAAACTGGCATGTCGCCATCGGCGCGCCGGCCGATCGCTTCGACGCGACGCCCGGCAAGCATCTCCGGTCAACAGTCGAAGAACATCGCAAGGCGGTTGCGCGCATCGTGCGGTCCGGATTGCGCGATCTCGGCATTCAGCCGGGCCCGGGCCAGGGCGGCGCGATCTATATCGACAACGCCGTGCCCTACATCCTGAAGCTTTTGCATGGCGAGAGCCGGCAGGCGCCCCCCGGCTGGGTCGAGGAGGCGGTCAAGCGCGGCGTCGCGCGGGGCCTGCAGAAGCAATCGTCCCGCAACATTGGCGTTAAGGTGGCGTGATGGCGGAAGAAGAACACGTCGTCATATCGGTCGAACAGCAGGGCGCCGATCAAGCCGCGTCCGGCATCGGCCGCGTCGCCGATGCGGCGGACCAGGCGGCCGGATCGACCGACAAGCTTGCCGCTTCGCAGGCCGGCGCGTCCTCGGCGCTGAAAGAAACCGGGGCGGCGGCGCAAGCCTCCGGCTCCAATCTGTCCTTCCTGCAGCAGCAGATGGCGCAGCTTTCCAGCGTCGGCAATGGCGTGGCGCTGGCGCTGAAAAGCGTGGCGACGGCGGTGACAGGGTCGCTGGTCGCGTCTCTGGGCTCCTATCAGGATTCCTTGCGCCAGACGGAAGGATCGCTGCAGGTCCTGCTGCATTCCGCCGAAGACGCCAAACGGGCGATGACCGACCTGGTCGAGCTTTCCGGCCGTTCCGGATCGAGCGTCGGCGATCTCAAGCGCGCCTATGCCGACATCTATAATTCCTCGGCCGCCGACGGGACCGAAGACACGAAATCGTTGCTCAAGACCTTGCAGGATCTCAACACGGTCTATCTGACCGGGCCAAAGGAAGGCGCGGAGGTGATCCGCGATCTCGCCAAGGCGATGAAGGACGGCTCTGGCTGGTCCGAGGTCTATGAAAAGGCGTTGAATCAGGCGCCGGGCATCGCTCTGGCGATGGAGAATGCTTTTCACAAGAGCGGCGACAGTCTCAAGACCTTTTTGCAGGCGGCGTCGCAGGATTCTGACGCGCTGGAAAAGCAGCTTGTCGGTCTGCAAACCCGGCTCGCAGTCATTGGCGCGCGCGGCGGCGACAGCCCGATTGAACGGTTTCGCACCGATCAACTCAAGAAGCAGATCGAGGACATCAAAGATCAATTGGCCTTGGCCGATAAGGATCTCGCCTCGACCTTCGGCCAGTGGGCGCAGGGCATCTCCGGCAATATCGCCGCGGCGGCCGAAAAGACCGCGCTGACCGGCGATCAGATGGCGGCGCGGCTGAAGCAGAGTTTTCTCAACGCCGAAAGCGCGATCGCGACCTCGATCTTCGGCGGCGGCGGCAACGCCAATAGTTTGGGGCAGCAGGCGTTCACCTTGCTGATCCAGAATATCGACACCGTGACGCGGCTGGCCAATATCGGCGCCGTCGCGTTGACCGGCTATTTCGCGCCCTTCGTCGGCGGCTCGGCATTGGCCGGCGTGCTCGGCATGTCCGCGGCGCTGCTGCAATTCGGCGAAACGACCGATGCGGCCAGCAAGACGGCGTTGGTGCTGGGCTCGGCGCTCGCGGGCTGGAACGCGCTGGGGCCGGTCGGTGGCGTGATCGGCGGCTTGACCGCCTTGATCGTCACCAATCGAGGCGCCGTCGATCAATGGATCGCATCGGTTTCCGGCGGCCGGATCGATGGGCTCGGCGGCCTGTTCGATGTCGCCCGCGCCAAGGCCAGTAGCTTCTTTTCCTATGTCTCCGGCCAGGCGAATGCGGCCGGAAAGTCGCTCGAAACCGCGTTTTCGGGCGCCTTGGATACGGTCGGCTCTATGTTCGAAAAGATCAAGCAGGTCGCGCTCGACGGCTGGACCTTCGTCACCGAGACCTGGAGCAAGCTTCCGGACTTCCTTCAGGACATGATCCGGGGCATCGGCGTGACATTGGCCGGCGCCAAGATCGGCGAAATGCTGGGTCTCTCTCCGACCCAGGGCGCGGCGCTGGCGCAATTGTTCGACCTGACCATGCGCAACGCCGGCGGCTATGAAAAGCTGGGAGAGGCCGCGAAATCCGCCAAGGATTCGATGTCCGGCATCTTCGACGCCGCCGCTCCGGCGGCGAAGCAGGCGAGCGCCAGCGTCGAGAGCGAGGCGTCAAAACTCATTGCGTCCCAAACCGCCCTGCGCTCGGCCCGCAACAGCGCCATGGCGGACAGCCTGGCGGATTATTACAGCAAGAACGAGACGATCCATCTCGGCGCGCGGTCAGCGCCTTCGGTCGGCGAGGATGAAGACGAAGGATCCTCGATTGCGGATAAAGCCGCTGCGGCGCTCGGGGACCATAGGGCGGCTTTGCGGGGACTTCCCTCGCGCTCCCGCGACTTCATGGACTTCGCGGGCGACACATCGCAGACGGCGGCCAACAGCGCCACGTCGCAGATTCTGGCAATCGATGGAACGCCTATTTCGGATGCCAAGACCCGCGTCTATGACCTGACCGCCGCCTTCGGTCAATCACGCCAGGCGGCGGCGAGCGTCGCGCAGCCCTTGGATGAAGTGAAAGCTAAGAGCGAACAGACTGCGTCGTGGTGGGACAAGATCAAGACTGAGATGTTCGCCATGCTGGCGACGGGTTCGTTCGATCCGATCAAACTGGTTTTGGCGTCGAATGCGGCCGAGGGTCTGACCCATATCAAGGAACTGACCAAGGACGTTTCGCACGGCCTCAACGACATGCAGCGCGAGGAAGCGGTCTCGGTCGCGACTTTTGCCGGATACAGCCAGGGCGGGATCGCCGGCGCGGCTATCGGCTGGTTCGGCGCAAAAATGCTGACCATGAAAGAGTCCATCTCTCAGGTCGCCGCCGAATCGTCAGTCAGCGTCGGTAGAATGGCTGTTGAATGGGCGGTTGCTGGGCCATTGGGCGTTGCCGTCGGGTCTTTGGCGCGTTGGGTCGGTGCGGCGGCCGGAGATATGGCTTCGAGCGTTCTCGGGCTGAATGGAGACATGCGCAAGGTCGCCGAAACGGCGGGATCCGTCGCCACAAGCGTCGCGGCGGGCTGGGCCGTGGGCGGCCCTATCGGCGCGGCCGTCATGGGGTTGATCGGCCTGTTTGACCAGTTGATTTCCGATATGACATCCGCCAAGGCTCTTTCCGAAGGCCTCGTACATCACGGGAGCCCTGCGATTTCTCAAGGGCCGGCGGATGTTCTCCCCGGTCTCCCTTCGGGATATGCGGACGGCGCCGCGAACGACAATGCCGGCCCCGGTTCGCTGGCCTCCGCCAGTTCGAACGATCCGCTCACGACCATCGCCCGCAACACCGATCTGATGGTGCGGCAGAACAATGACAACGGTCGGGCCGCCATGCTCGATCAAATCAACGCGACCATTTCGAGCCAGAACGACGTCTATAAATCGGTCCAGACCATCCCCGGCATGAGCCTAAATCAAGGCGACAGCGGTTCGGCGTCGGATATTTCGCCAGAACTGAACACCCAAAGCAGTTTGCTGCGCGACATCTCCGCCAGCACGAAGTCGATGAGCGGCGATGCGGCGCAGGCGAATAATTATCTCAGCGACATGGCGGACGGCCAAAAGAGGAGCCTGGATTCCTACAACGCCAAGGATCAGCCGTCCGGCGGCGGCTCGTTCGTCACGGGCGTTGGCCTGCAGGCGACCCGGGACGCGGCGAAAAACAAGATCACCAACGAAACCCAGCAGCGTCTCTATGGCTCCGGCTATGTGCCGCTGGAGACCGACGTCGGGCTGCTTTCCGCTCAAGCCATGGGCTATGACTATTCGAAAAACCCTTATGCCGGCCAGATCCTTCCGCAGGGCCATCTTTATGCGGCCCAGCAGGCCAACCAGGCCTATCAGGGCGGTCTGGCCTCGCCGGTTCAGGCCGCGTTCGACATCACGCAGCAGGGGATCGATCTCCAGAACGCGCCGCAGTTTTCCGCGCTGCTCAAGGCGCTGGAGGAAATTCCGGGCGCCAATCAGCAATTGTTCCAGCAATTGTTGGCCTCGAAACAGGAGGCGAACCCGCAAACCATCTCGATGATCAAGACGCTGAATTCGTTCGGCGGCCAGATCGACACGCTGCAGGGCTATCTCGATTCGATTCCGGACGGCCCGTGGAAACAGCCGATGCAGCAGCTGGTGGACGCCCTGATGGCGAATACCGGCGTGCTGCGCACCGCAACCGACTCCTTCGGCCATATCAGCGCCTTCGGCTATTCCGGCCAATATACCGGCGCGGTTCCCGCCGACGTCAATCAATGGGGCGGCGCGCCGCAGAATATCGCATCGAGCAATGTCGTCCAGCTCGTCTCGGCCAATGCGGTCAAGGCGTCGACCAGGGACACGTCGAAGCAGAGCGCCGGGTCGAACGTCACCGTCAACATGACGGTCAACGGCGTCTCCGATCCCAATTCCTTCAACGCCTCGCAGGAGCAGATCATGGCCAATCTGGCTTATGCGATGCAGCACGCCGTGGCGGGGATGTAATGGTCGATCAGGCCCAGCTCCCCGAAGAGGTCGAGAAAGGCGCCCAAGGCGGCCCTTTGTTCCAGACCACGATCCTGTCCGGGCTGTCCGGCGTCGAGCAGCGCAACGTCGACTGGGCCTTGCGCCGCGCGCAATACACCATTGGCTACGGACTGCAGGATAGTGGCAATTGGCAGATCGTGCGCGATCTCTTCATCGCCCAGCGCGGCCGCGCCTACGCCTTCCTGTTCAAGGACTGGTCCGATTATTTCGCGACCAACCAGACGCTCGGCCTCGGCAATGGAACGACAACCGATTTCCAGCTGATCAAGGTCTATTCCAACACCTCTGGCCGCACCTATACCCGCAACATCACCCAGCCGAAAACCGGAACGATCGCGATCACGCTCAATGGCGTGTCGTCGTCGGCCTGGTCGCTCCAGCCCGGCGGCGTGATCCGCTTCGCCGCGGCGCCAGGTTCCGGCGTCGTCGTCATGGCGACCTATTTCGAATTCTTCGTCCCCGTGCGCTTCGATCAGGACAATTTGCCGGTCGCCATGCAGACGGCGACCGCCGGCGCGATCAGCGCGATCAAACTGGTCGAGGTGCTGGAGTGAAGGCGTTCCCGAGCGCGCTGCTGACGGCGATCGGCGGAACCACCACCACGCTCGCCCGCGTCGCCATCCTGATCAGCAAGAGCGGCTTCGCGGTGCGCTTCACCGACGCGCAATTGCCGATCGTCTTGAACACCAACACCTATGTCCCGGGCCGCGGCGTCGAAATCTCGGCGATCCAGGCGCGCAACGACGGCACCGCGTCCAACTGCTCCCTGACGGTCTCGTCGATCATCGGCGGGACGATCGATTTCAACGCCGTGGCGTCCGGTCAATTTGATCAGGCCTTTTTCGCGGTCGGCGTCATCGATTACGCCAATCCGGCCGGCGGCGTGGGCATTATTTTCAAAGGCCGCGTCGGCCAGATCACCTTGACGGATCGCGGCGTGGCGCAAATGCAGATGCGCGGCAATGTCGTCAACGCGATGCGCCAGATCACCGAGAAATATCAGCCGGCCTGCCGCGCCGATCTCGGCGATCCGCGCTGCAAGATCCCGATCCTGCCGCCGGACGTCCAGCGGTCGACCACCTATAACGTCGGCGACGACGTGCGCGCGCAGAGCGGCGGGACCGGCTGGGCGAACTACAATAACCTATACTACACCTGCATCGCCTCGACCGGCGCGACCGCTTCGACCGCTCCGACTTACGGAACGACGGTCGGCTCGGTCACGATAGACGGCGGCGCGCAATTCGTCGCTAAAGACGCCTGGCTGCGCTATGCGACGGTCGCGGCGATCACCGGCACGTTTACGATTTCGCTGAACGTCACTGAGCCGCGCGCGGTCGACGGCTGGTTCGCCTTTGGCGGGTTGATCTGGCGCTCCGGCGCGAATGCCGGAACCATGGTCGAGACGCGCGCCTGGCAGGCCTCGGGTGGCGTGGTCACGATCATGCTGCCGGCGCCCGGCGCGGTCGCGATCGGCGCCGAATGCGAGATTTACGCCGGTTGCGATCTGCAGCCGTCGACCTGCGTCGGGCGCTTCGCCAACATTAACAATTACCGTGGCGAGCCGCATGTGCCGACGCCGCAGTCGATAGGCGCGTGACGTGACGACCGACGGATTTTATCTAAACGGCGCGCTGTTCGGCCGTCAGACGATCGTGCCGACCGTCACGGGGAAGGGGTGGAATCCGGCCGGCGACGCGCAGTCCAACCCGGTCGTCTATGGCAAGCTGCTGCAGGACGCGTCGGTATCAGCCAACACTTACGGGACCGTCATCCCGGTGACCTTCGGCGCGCGCCGGATCGTGGGCGCGGTCATCTGGGCCAAGCCGCTGATTCAATCGACGACTTCGGTTCTCACCGACGCCAAGGGCGAATGGGATACGATCGTCACGATCAACCCGGATGGCCCGAGCGGGGTTGTCGCCGGGAAATTCTACAATGGCGATTCGGTCTCGCAGATCATCTATCGGACCTACGCCACCTTTGCTGTCTCCTTCGGCCGCCCGGGCGCGAGCGCCGCGCAGACCGCCTATCGGACGGAAATTCTCGTCGGCGGCGTCAGCCCGGACGATCCCTTTGCGGCACCGTCCGGCTCGGCGACCAGCACGACGACCATTCTCAGCAATACCGGTTCGGTTCCCTCGCAATTCATCTCGAAACTCTGGGCGAATGGCACGCTGATCTATGACATCAGCATCGGTTGGCTGGCCGCGAGCGGGCGATTCAAGCTCTATGACGGCTCGGAAGATCAATTGCCGGACCCGATGATGCAGGCCGACAAGGGCATTTATTGCCCGGCCTATCGGGGGATAATCTATTGCGTCATCGCGGGGCTGCAGGTCGACGACTACGGCCAGAAGGTTCCGACCATCACCGCCGAAATCGTCGAGAGCGTCAGCGCGTCGCTCGGCCTGCCGGTCGGTTTCGCCGGGATCGGATATTATCTTCCCGATAGCGACCCGGTCACCGGCGGCGGCGACGAATATGGCGGCGGCTATCGCGGCGCGTTTTCGTCCATGGTCGATTTCTCCTCGCGGGTCATGTTCACGTGCATGCTCCCTGGAGCATTTGGCGATCCCGCGTTGCTATCCTGCTGGTCGCTTGCCGGCCGTTATTTGATGTGGCGTAAACATGTCGACGTCACTCAGGTCGGCTTGGCCTACAATGATTGGCTTGAAGTCGTTGACTATTACAATGGTTTTCTAATCTGCATTTCAGATTCGGCCGGCACGGGCGGCGTCGGCCATGCCGATTACTGGGTCATTTTGAATGAGAGCGACGGCTCTCTGGTCGGCAAGGGCGGCGGCGACGGCGGCACGCCCGGCGCGCTGATGGGCTTCGCCACAACGGGCTATGACTGGGCCGTGAATTTCAACGGGCGCTCTGTCGCCTATGATTCGAGCGGCACGCCGACCGTCTATCTCTGGCAATATATCGGGCGCGAGGTGTTGTTTTACACCATGGACCCGAGGACTGGAGCGGTCGGTTCGACCCCGGCGATGATGACCGGCGCGCCGGGGACGTCGGCCGCAGGAACGGCCTTTGGCAGCCGCGTTCCTTTCCAGCATGTTTTTTATAACGTGACCGACCCCTCCGCCGGGTTCTTTTTCTGCCGGGGCGCATCTTATCGCGGCGGCGCGGACATTTTGTGGGGATCGACCTGCGACGACGGCGTCTGCCGCGTCTATCGCATGATCTTGCAGCCCAATTCGGCAGGATGGTCGATCAGTCAGATTTGGAGCGCGCCGTCTCCGAACAAGATTTTCGCGCTGCAATACGATGGCGCGCGCAACGAGGTGATGATCGTCTATGGCACGCTGACCGGGGCGCCCTATCCCTATTCGGCAGGAACACTCTATGCCGCGAAAATTTCGGCGACGACCGGCGCGGTGCGCTGGGCCGTCGCGCTGCCCTCGATCATCGCTTTTTTCTATGCGACGCCCGGCTATTGCTTCGCCAGCGCATCGAGCAACGTCAACGGCGCCGATCAGTTTCTCGCCGACTATATGCTCTTGTATTTCGAGAGCGTGGGAACCTCGGCCACCAACACAAAATTGACCATCTCCAATCAGGATGGAGCGATCAAGGTTCTCG